AAGAGGCATATAATTCCTTAAAAGCTCAAGGTGTTATTGAGTTTATGCCCACCTCTTTTATTCGCGGCAGCACTATTAACAATAGTATTATTATAGTTGATGAGTTTGAAAATCTTAACTTTCATGAACTAGATTCTGTAATTACTAGAGTGGGTAAGAATAGTAAACTTATTTTCTGTGGAGACTATACTCAAAGTGACTTTACTAAAACGGAAGAACGCCAAGGCTGTATTAGTTTTATGAAAATTTTAAAACAAATGCCAAGTTTTACCTTTATAGAGGTTGGGGTAGAAGATATTGTAAGAAGCAGCTTAGTCCGTGAGTATATAGTTAATAAATACAAGTTAGGACTAAACGTGACATAATGGCTAATAGAAGTAAAGCAAAAGGGTCAGCATACGAAGCAAAAATACGTGATTTGCTAAATGCAGAGTTCACTAATATAAGATTTGAGCGTGTACCTCTTAGTGGTTCAATCGAGTACCTAAAAGGAGATATTTGGACTCCGCATGACACAGCGGCTTGGCCTTGGTGCATTGAAGCAAAACATTATGCTGAACTTGAGTGGAATAACTTACTAACATCAAAAACCACAGATATACTAAACTTCTGGAGACAAACGGTACGAGAAGCTGAGGTAATGAAAAAAAAGCCTCTATTAATCTTTCGTTGGAATCGGTCTAAAGATTTTGTAGCCTACAATGATAATATACAAGTTTCGTCTTTTGTTCAAGTAAACTCATTTGGTTGTGAGTTTAAAGTGTCTTTACTTGATGACTGGATACAAGCAGTTAAAAGCCAAACACAACTTGCTAAATCCTTCTCTATAGTCTAGTATAGATTTAGAAAAGGAATGTAACTATGACAAAATCTTGGAATGATTTAGATGCTGTGGCAACAGCTGACTATACAGACTATAATAATCTTTTACTACTAGATGCCAACAACGTAAGCTACAGATACATACAGAGAGCTAACTACAACTCTTATGGTGATGAGTTTAAACGCACTGTTCAATCTCTAGCTAAATCTTACCGAGCCAAACGTACTATTGTGTGTTTTGACTTTGGTAAGTCTTACTACAGAATGAACCTACTAGGAGAGTACAAAGGTACTCGCAAGAAACCAGAAGATGAAGTAGAACTAAAACGCTATGAAGAGTTTTTTGAAGTTCTTAATCGTCTACCAGAAGAACTAGACGAAGAAGTATTAAAATTTCGTGGTATTGAAGCTGACGATTTACTTGCGTTCCTAACTCAAAACATCTCATCTAGGTATAACCATACTTGGATTGTGTCTTCTGACAAAGACTTGATTCAGCTTGTAGACCATAATATTTCTATATTTAACATATTCTCTAGAAAAGAAATTACTCTAGAGTCAATTAAAACAGACCTAGATCTTTCTCCGAGTGAGTTTATGCTTTCTCGTATTATTGAAGGGGATAAGAGCGACAATATTATTGGAATTGAAGGAATTGGCCCTAAGCGAGCACAAGCGCTAGCTAAAGAATACAAAACCTTAGAAGCACTAGTTGCAGCATTACCGATTAAAGGTAAGTCACAGTATATTACTAATCTCAATGCGGGTAAAGATACGTTGTTGAAGAATGAACAGCTTATCAACTTAAAAAAGTACTATCCAGCTGCTATAGCCGCAGGACAAGAGAATCCTAACTTAGAAGCTATACTTTCTAACCTATAAATTAAGGCGCTGATGATTCAGCGCCTATTTTCTGAAAATAACATAAAATAATTTTTAAAACCATACTACCATAGCCAAAAGTTATTAAGTTTTAAAAAATACGTAAAATGACGTGCATAAACACTAAAAACATGCGTTTAATTGATGTAAAAATGTCGTGTGTAAAAATTTTTGAGAGGTTCTAATTTTGACAAAGTTTTACGAAGAGATTGCTAGTGCTAAACTATTTGCCTGCACTCAACCATTTAAAAATCGAATAATTGGTTTAGAAGATGTGCAAGATGTAATTACCTATTGTGCAAAAGTCTCTAACCCACAATTTCAAACACAGTTTGAAAACTCAGAGCGACTAATAAACTATTTGATAGAACATCAGCACTGGAGTCCCTTTGAAATGGCTTCTGCGACTCTAGAAATTGTTACTACTCGTGATATTGCACGTCAAATGCTAAGACATAGATCTTTTTCATTTCAAGAGTTTTCACAAAGGTATAAAGAGATAACTGCTTTAAATGATAGCTTTGTAGTTCGTCAAGCTAGAATGCAGCATCCGACCAATAGACAAGACTCGCTACCAGTTGAGGATGAGGCACTAAACCGAGAATGGCTAGCTAAACAAGAGCAACTAATTCACGAAGCTAAGCTTGCCTATAACTGGGCTATTTCACAAGGAATTGCAAAAGAGGTAGCTAGAGTGGTTTTACCAGAAGGTAATACGGTTTCTAGGCTGTACATGCAAGGAACGATTAGATCTTGGATTCATTATATCGAACTTCGTTCGGCACACGGAACGCAACGAGAACATATATTAATTGCAAATGCTGTTGCGCAGGCGATTGCAGAAATATTTCCATTGGCAAATAAAAAAGGCGCTTAACGCGCCTTGTTCTTTGGTTTATATTTTTTAGAAGAAGGTGGAGACTTTATCACTTTCTTTTTAAGCTTCGGCATAGAGCTAGTAAACGGCTCTGCTGCTATCACTTGGGTTTCTCAGTCCTAACTGATTGAAGAAGTGGGTTTTTTACTTCTTTAACAGTTAGTTTGTCACCTTCTTTGTAATACTTTTTAGTGGCAGCAGCAACTGTAGGGTCATACTCTTCGCGTAGACCGTAGCGGTTATCGCCAATTACTATAGTAGTACCTTCTCTTACGTCAGCACCAGAAAGTGATTTTGCCATCTTATTGCATGTCCTTAATTACACGACCGCCCATTCCACGTGTTACATCTTCATTTGCAACGCGGGCTGCACCAGCTAAGCTACCACGAGCACCCATAGTAGTGAAGGAACGACTGTGGCTTGTATCACCCATCATTACGTCACCCTGGTCTACATATCCAGGAGCGCTTTTTAGTACTTGGTTCGGTCCAGCAGCACCTGCAGGACGAGTGTCGCGAGAGCCCTCAAATGAAGTACGCTGAGTTCCGCCCTGAGCTGCTTTAGGAGCGTTCTTAGAATTTTTTACAAGTTTCAGGTTTTCAGTGATGCCTGTAACTTCTTTTGAAATCATTGCCATTCTGTTATCTCCCTATTTAAATTATGAAATCAGTGCAAGAACTGTTTCAGTGTTGTTTCCAGTGTTAGATCCACCAGAAGTTGAAGCTCTGACTGTAACAGTTAGAACTGGGTCGCCACCGCCAGTACCTGGCTGGAAGTAAGCATTAGCTGAGGTATTTAGTGCACTCCAGTTAACTCGAACGTTTGCATTAGCAACTAGAGCTTGGTTAACTCCAGAAGCGTCACAGTAGTCTAGAATAACTTGTGGAGTTGTAGTTGCAAAGGCACGCTCACCATTGTGAGATACAGCATGCTCAGCGTTAGAGAACGTAGAGTTTCTAAAGTGTAGCTGAGTAGAGGCAGCACCTAGCTTAGTAACACAAGAAGCACCCCCAGCAGCATTAGCATCAGCACCTACGAAAGAAATGTTTTCAAAGGTAATTGTACCAGATGAAGTGTTAGCAATGGTCATGTTACCATTAATAACGATTTCTTCACGGTCACCAACTCCGATGATAGCTAAGTCGCTATATACAGCATCAGTAGGAGCTGTATAAGTGCCAGGAAATAGCAGAATAGTGTTATCGCCTTGTGTTAAAACTGTAGAAGGAACTTCTGCAAGAGTTGCATAGTTTGCTAAACCGTCAGTACCAACACGATAAGTATTTTTACTTGTCATAGATTTTCTCCTTTTTTGAGAATCTTTATATAAGTCATTCTCGCAAAAATTTTATATAGTGTCAAAAGTTTTATTTTTAGTTTTTGCGAAGAGGTTTACCAGCTGTACTGAGAGCAATTGCTACTGCTTGACGCTGTTTCGCTTCTTCACGTGAAATACCAAGACGTGTTGATAAGGTCTTGATGCTTTTTGCTCTGGTTTTACCAGGGCTCTTCATCAGCTCTTTGATATTAGCTGAAATTGTTTTTTGAGATTTACCGCGCTTTAAGGGCATTTCTAACTATCCTAACTGACGGAGGAAGCATAGTTTCATCTTCCTCTTCCATACCAGCTAACTGTTTAAACTTAGCCATATGTACATCTTCTATATACGCATGTTCTGTTTCAAGATTCATGCGTTTAGCATTTTCCATAATAAGGTCTGCATAGCCTTGAGCTTTGGCTAGCTCTTCAGCATCAATAGAGCCCATTGCGATAGCCTGTTTTTCTAGTCTAAAGAATAGGTCATGTAACATCATAGTTTCAACAACAAGGTGAATCATATCAGTTTTACCTTGAATGTTGGAGTATAGCTTTTGGGCAGAGGGACAAATGTCAAAGTGTTTAGTAGTGTAGTCACCGACGGTTACTTGTCCTTCGTCCTCCGACTCGTCTTCCTCTTCCTCAGATTCGTCCTCTTCTTCAGACTCTTTCATTTCATCTTCCATCTCGTCTTCAGACTCTTCCATCTCATCTTTCTCAGAGTTCATTTCCATAGTCTCAGTAGGTTGATAAAGTAGATAGTCTCTTAGTGAGTTTATATAGGCTGAGGTTACTGCCAGTTTGTTAGTCCACCAAGTTGGAAGCGTAGCTTCCTCATCGGTGGGTAATGCCCGAAGAATCTCTTGGGCATCTTCAATTGTAGATTGACACATCCTACGCGAAGATGGAATATCTGTATGTCCAGACTTTTTCATTTACGTTCCTTTTTAAAACCAATAGGCTTAGAATACTTAATAGGAAATCCTAGATTTCTTTCTTGTTCTATAAAACTCTCAAGATTAGTATAGCTTAGCTTGCCTGCAGTGGCAAGCTTTCTAATATTTTCATTTTTGCGAATGCCCTGGTTTGGGAATCTTAAAAATTTAAATTTTCCAATTTTATGTGTTATTTCCACTTAAGTCTTCTACCTTTGTTTCTAACATTTCTATTCTACCTTGTAACTCTTTTATAGCTTCGACCAATAACCCCACAATGTTACCATAGGTAACTGTTTTATATTCTCCGTCTTGGATTACTACTTCTGGTAAAACCTGTTCAATTTGTTGCGCAATAACTCCTACTCTACGACCTGGTTGGTTATTACGCTCAAAATACACACCTTCAATAGCTTTAACCTTAGAAAGCGCATTATCAATTAGGCTAATATTACTTTTTAAGCGAATGTCAGATGATGTGGAAATATCTCCACTAACTATTACATTTTGCTTAACTGTTACATTACCGTCTATAGTTACGTTACTAGTAATGTATGCATTACCTGCTAAGTGTAAATTAGCTACAGGAGAGGCGGTATGAATACCAATCTTACCAGTAGAGTCTGCTTGTAGTCTTACTGCTCCATTAGTATAGATTACATAGGTGTCGTTTGACGGAAAACCTGTATAGGTATTTAAATCACCACTGTGTGAGACATATTCTCCAATAATTACGTTCATTGTAATTAATGCATTGCCTACAACATGTAGGTCTTGTGCGGGTGTATCAGTACGAATACCTACGTTTGCTGTAGTACGAATGATAGGAGCAACAATAGATTGACCAGTAAAAGTTATATTATCATTAGTGTCAATAGTAAACCCGCTGGCACCACCAATCTCAATAAAATCACCTATAGCTCCTGCATTAGCAGCACAGAGATAAAGCTTACCGTGACCAACTTGCCCCGTATCTGCTGATACAATAGCTACAAGCTCACCTATTTCATAGGTTCCAGCCTTATTAGTTAAATCACCATAGCTATTTTCAATTCTATGACCTATTCCAACACGTGTAAAATTACCTCCGACCCTAGCTGTTTTTTTATGCACAGAGTCTGCAATATATAATGCATTAGTAGTAGAACTTCTATATAAAGTACCATCAGGAACTGCAAGAGCTGATCCTGACGCTGTAAAGTTTATAGAGGTAGGGGCAGATGTAGATCTAAAATTACTTAATAACGATCTTAAAGCATCGTTATACTGTAGTCGCGAAGTATTTAGAGAAGTACCGGCGGTAGGCTCTACGTAAGTATTAGAAGAAGTCAATGACATTAGTTTAAACTCCTATGGCAGTTACCATAATATTAGCAGTGCTATTTGCGTTATACTCTCCTGTACCATCGCTTGCAAACAGTTTAAAGTTTGCGCTAATATTATTAGCACTAGTCGTAACAGCAATAGCGGGATTAGACTCCGCCTCTATCTGATCTAAAACCGTATAGGTGATAACAGGACGGAATAAGAAGTTAGCGGAAGTATAATCTATATTTTTTGGAGAGGTATCGTACAGCACAGTATTACTATAAATAGTCTGTTCTTTATCTACTGTATACCGAAATTTATCTAAAGTAAAGTCATATTCGTCAGGGTTGGTATTAGTTACAACAAATTTTATTTGGAACCACCTAAAAGTTCGGGTACCAGCTTCGTAAGGTACCCAACCATCGTTAACGGCTCCTCCTGTGAAAGCTAGAGTATTAACATTAGCGTTTCCGGTAATGGCATAATCATAGAATACATTGGCAGTAGA